ATGATCCACCTGCATTACATCGACGACGCGCTGCTGGTGGCCGAGAAGCCGGCCGGCCTGCTGTCCGTGCCCGGCCGCAGCGCCGAGAACCAGGACTGCGTGGTCGCGCGCCTGCAGGCGCGGTACCCGGATGCGTTGACCGTGCACCGCCTGGACCAGGTGACCTCGGGCCTGCTGCTGCATGCGCGTGGCAAGGACATGCAGGCAGCGTTGTCGATGCAGTTCGAGCAGCGCCAGGTTGGCAAGCGTTATGAAGCGATCGTGGAGGGGCTGCTTGAAGGCGATGCCGGCGAAGTGGACCTGCCGCTGATCGTGGACTGGCCGAACCGGCCGAAGCAGATGGTCGACCACGAACGCGGCAAGCCGGCGCTGACGCGCTGGCGCGTAATGGCGCGTGATGTTGAAGCGCAGCGCACCCGCGTGGCGTTGGAACCGATCACTGGCCGCAGCCATCAGCTGCGCCTGCACATGGCCAGTCTCGGCCATCCCATCGTTGGTGACGTGCTGTACGGCGCAGCACCGGCGCAGCGCGTGCACCTGCATGCGCGCAGCCTGCAGTTCACCCACCCGGTGACGGGCGAGGCGCTCGCGTTCGAGTCCGCGACTCCGTTCTAGGGGTTCGGCAGGGCTTGCAGCCCTGCACCTGCCGAAGCTTTCAAGCAACGGCAACGTCAAAAACCAAAGCGGCATTCCGTGGGATGGCGGGGCACTGTGGGTGTGCGGGGACGCCGTAAACCCGTCCATGGGGGCTTGGTCGCGGCATCCATGCCGCTCACACCCCGCAAACCCACAGTGCCCCGCCTCTGACAGATTCCCGCGGCTGTTGGTAACTGCGGCCGTTGTTCCGCGCGGCTGTTGGTAGGTGTCGACCTTGGTCGACACGATTTTTCTTTCAGATATCGAATGAATCATCCACGCATGGCGTGGATCTACCGTGTCGACCAAGGTCGACACCTACCAGAGCAGTCGACCAAGGTCGACACCCATCAGGGCAATACGCCGTTCCGACAGATCGCGGCCAACTGTCGAAGGCGGGGTGGGTCCGGTTGCGGGAGTGTCCGCGGCATGGATGCCGCGGCCAAGCCCCCATGGATGGGTTTACTGTAACGGCGCGCGATAAATCGCCCGCCGCAGGCGAGATAAACGTTGGGGCGCTCATGTTGCGCCCAGCGGAATGAAATTGCACGGGGCGGAAACCGCCCCGTGCCCACGCTGACCTACCAGGTCGTGTAGATCAGCTCCCGCCGCTGGACCGCCTGTCGACCGATCGTGTAGCGAATCGGCACCACACGGTCACGGAACTGCCCGAACACCTCCCTCATGGCCGGGTGGTCGTTGATCGTCAGGATGGCCGCGCCGCGCAGCCCTGCCATCTGACTGGCCAGCTCCTGGTACTGCTCCATCCCAAAGGGTGCGCCGTACCCCTCGGTCTCCCAGTACGGCGGATCGAGGAAGAACAGGGTGTCGGCGGCATCGTACTTGGCCATGCACTGCTGCCAGGCCAGGTGTTCGACCGTGACCTTGTGGAGCCGGAGGTGCGCGGCGCTCAGATCCTCCTCTATGCGCAACAGGTTCAGGCCCTTGCCACCCCGGCCGAAGCCGGGGGTCTGGCCGGTCGCCTTACCGCCCCAGGCCAGCCTCTGCAGATAGTAGAAGCGTGCAGCTCGCTGGATGTCAGTGAGGGTGTCGGGGTGCTGGAGCTGGCACCAACGGAACATTTCCCGGCTCGTCAGAGCCCATTTGAACTGCCGGACGAACTCCTCAAGATGGTTGGCCACCACCCGATAGAGGCGCACCAGCTCGCCGTGACAGTCATTGAGCACCTCAGCCTTGGCCGGCTCTCTCGCGAACAGGAGAGCAGCGCCGCCGGCGAAGGCCTCTACGTAGGTCCGGTGCGGAGTATCGGCTACCAAGGGCAGCAAGTGGGGCAGCAGGCGGGTCTTCCCGCCCGGCCAGGGGAACAGCGTGGTCGTCTTCATTCTCAGCCTCTGCGATGGTTCTAGGCCAGGCTTGTGTCCCCCGCGCGGGGAGCAGGGCCTCGGCCAATTGCACGCGGGCTGTACGCGTGTGTTGCGGCGCCAGGCAGGCAGTTGGAGCTGCCGGCCTGGCGCCCTGTTCTAGATGTGGAGAGGGAGCCGTTCTAGTCCGGCTGCACCTTCAGGAAGAGCCGGCGGTGCTGGCCAGGCGCAGTTGGGGAAGTCCGCCCGCTCCGGCAGATCGCGAAGCTCTTGGCGGTAGACCGCCCATGCCGCCTTGGCTTGGGGTTCCAGCGGGCTGTCAGGCGCCTGAGTCCAATCCGATCCACGGAGCAATGCGGTTCGCATCGCCCGCCCCTGTGCGGCCTGAATGGCGTTGAGCACCGCAGGAGGAACAGTGTCAGCCCGGACTTCGCCCCCCTGAAGCTCCGCATCTGCGCTGATCCTGCGGAATCCGGTGCCGGAAACCGCATAGGTCTCATCGTTCATAGGCGTACCCATAGACGTCGATGTAGGCGCCGGCCTGCGCGGCGCTCATCATGTAGAGCAGCTGCTGGCTCGAATCCGTAGGAAGGTAGGCCACCACCGCCTGCCCGCCATAGCTCACCCCGATGAAGTGATCATTGGTGGTCAGAGCGGCATCGCCGGGCCCAACGACGAGATTCGCTGAAGCTGACAGGTTCAGCACCCGAGCGCAGACCGACCTTGAGGTGGTTGGAATCGCGGAACCACAGGCCACGATTACCGGCGCTGTTGAGGCTCCGTTGCTCAGCACGCGAAGCTGGCTACCCGCCATGCGGTAGACCACCTCACCCTTTGCGGCGTTGTGATCGAACTCATAGAACCTTCCGCTGGCATTGGTTCGCACACTTCCGATGTAACGCCGCGAGGCGGCACCAGTCTTGGCGCGGGCGGTCCCGCTGTAGGGAGCGGCCGGGGCATCGGTGACGGCCTCGATCGCCGGCGTTGAGCCGTTGAGGTACAGATAGAGGTGGTACCAGGTGTTCGCCGCAAGCGTCAGACCGCTGAGGGTCAGCGCGGCCGGCAGCTCGATGGCCTGCTGCAACGACGGAATCCAGGCGCTGCCACTGGAAACACGAACGGCAGCCGGCCCCACGTATTCCATGCGCAGGCCAAGGATATGGCCAGCCATCGTCCACAGCCCGGCCCCGGCGGCGACCGAGGCCGCACTGGCGGCGGCGAGTTGGGAGAGTTTGACGTCGGGCATTGGGGTTACTCCAGGATGATCGGATCGCCGGCTTCCGTGACGATGCGGTCGCCCGCTTCGGTCACCAGCTGGGCGCGGTAGAGGAAGGTGTGCTGCAGGCGCTGCCAGCTGGTGAAGCCGTCGCGGACGGCCTCGATCTCAACCCGCAGCGTCTTGCCACCGCTGCCGACCGGTGGCAGGTAGCTGTCGGTCGCGGCGGTGATGCCAGCCTGCGTGCGCACCAGGCTGCCCTGCAGGTACCAGCGAGCGGTGTAGGTGGTGCCTGGCTCCGGGCCAATGCTGGACTGCTCGGAGTCGACCAGCTGATCGGCCTGCAGGAGGCGATCGCGATGTGCCCAGGTGGCAACCACGTTGCCGCCGGTGCCCCAGGCCTCAGCAGGATAGGTGTCGCCGTTGATGCGCAGCCGGCCTGGTGGATACGGCCGGACCTGACGCCGGCGCATCGTCAGCGCGATCGCTGTGGCCAGATCCGGGTTCAGCTCGCCCTGGCTGGTACGGGTGAGCAGCTTGGCTTCGGGAGATTCGCTGGCCAAGTACTCACGGCCATCGAAGCCGACATATTCATCGGTGAACCACACCCGCGTACCCACGGCATGGGGCACCGGCACAGTGTCCACGCAGCCACGGGCCACGGTCAGCGTCGCCGCCACCGGATCGATGGACACCACCCGGACCAGCTCGTCATCGATCAGCGCCTCGGTGCCGACCTCAATCATGTCCAGGCTGACGCCGGCCGACAACGCAATGGCTGCCGTGGTGGCCGTCATAGCGGTGATCAGCAGGCCGGTGGGGGCAAAGTCGGCCGCACCTGCCTCGGCGAACGCCGCACCGCCCAGCCGGGTCTGCAGCGTGTAGCCGAATGCCACCGAGGACGGCCGCACGCCGATCGAGGTCAGGTAGCCAACGTCGGCCGAGACGGCGGCCAGCTCCGTTGCCCCAAGGGTGGTGGCCAGGTCGCGGTAGCTGGCTTCCTGCAGGCGCTGCACCGTGACCGGCTTGGGCTTGGTATCGGGCTCGACCCATGCGCTGTCCGAAGGCTGGATGTAGCTGGCTGACGCCATGCCGGCGACGTCCTGGACAACGGTCAGCACCACGGCCGTCTCGGTCTGCGTGCCGTCGTCGATATCCAGGATCCGCACCGGCATGCGGGCCACGCCCCGCCGTGGCCACGACAGGGCCCGCGCCTGCCCGCGCTTGAACGGGCCAGCGTCCAGGCGCACCCGAATCTTGACCCTGCAAGGCAGGCTGCTCACGGCGGCCACCTCACGTGCCGCAACGCGCGCAGCGAGCGCGGAGTTCCATAGCCCCGGATAGTTCTTGCGGCTGCTTACAACCCGCCCCTGGGCCTGAACGCTGGCCAGGTTCTGATAGGTGACTGCCGCGTCCTTGTTGGTGGCGATATCCCGGTAGACGACCGTGATCTCATTGACGCTGCCCTCCAGCATCGGCTGCTGCCACTCCATCAGCTCGATGATGTTCGCCGGGCCGATCTCCTCCAGGGTGGCAGGATCGTAGTCCGGCCGCACCAGCACCAACTCGGTCAGCCCCGTCACTGGATCCTCGATCCGCATGCCACCGATGTGGTCGCACACCATGTCCATGAACTCGCCTGCAGGAACTGATCGGGACCACTTCAGGCACAGGCCGAACCCTTCGTTCTTCAACGTCTGTGCCGCCTTGCGGAAGCTCTCATCGTTGATCACGTCGATCGGGTGGCCCATGCCTTCAGTGCGTACCTGATAGACAATGTGGGCCGGGTTCATCCCCTCATCGATCTGCACCAGGTCACCCTGCCAAAGTCCGTTCTTCCAGCCTTGGCGCCAGCGCGAGACCTTCTTCGTCCAGTTCTTGATGTACGGGTTCATGGCCGACACCTGGCCATTGAAAACCGTCGTGAACAGGCCGCGTGCCGCTGGCCACGGGCCGGGCACAAGCGACTGCAGGTAGGCGCTGGGCATCTGGGTGGGCTCGCCCATACGCACCTCCAGCGTGCCGACGATGCCACCTTCGCCCTTGTCGCCGCCGAAGATCTCCGGCGCCAGGATGGTGATCGAACGAGACGCCGTGATCGGACCGGTGGCCGGAACTGTCCTGGGGATGTTCATCCCGAGAACCGTGGTCCACGCCGTTTGCGCGCTACCGTCCCATACCTTGCGATCGCCCACGCGGATCTCCCGCAGAGCGTCGACCGGGCCAAGGCATTCGCCCATGTAGAGACCCATGTAGTAGCGATAGCCGACGGTTTGCTTCTTGCCACTACCCACGACCGGCCTCCTCGCGGGCAAGCGCGGCCAGGCGCTGTGCGAATGCGTCATCCAAGGCTTCGAACTGCTCTACCGGCAAGCCGTCATCCAGGAACCGGCGTAGATCCAGCCCATGACGATCCATCCAGGTGCGGATGCCTGCGGCGCACAGCACGCCACTGTGCTCGCCCAGCTTGGCCGCGCGCGCGTGTTCGACGGTGACCAGGACAGGACGATCCATCACTTCTTGCCGCCCTTGACCTTGATCGGCGTGGTGCGCAAATCGCCGTAGAACAGCACATTGGGATCATCGATCCAGTTCGTGCCGAAGGTCATGCTGCATTCGCGACCATCCTCGGCGGTGGGGACATTGAAGTCTTCCAGCGCGGCCGGCTTCGGCACCGTAGGCTTCGGGCGCATCACGTAGCTGACGATCAGCGCCACGATCATTACGACGATTTGAACCCACATGGAAGGCTCCTTTAGAAGATGGGGTCGGGTCCGAAGGGGTTCTTCGGCGGAATGGTGTGCTGGCCGCCGTAAAGCAGCGCGTTGTTGAACTTCTCGTGGCAGATCTGCAGGGCGTGGCCACAGCCGGGGTAGGCGGATACCAGTGCGCCTGCAGCGAGCGGCGCTGCGGTCAGCAGCGTGAGGGTCGGGCCAACGTGACCAACGACGAAGCGGTACTCGACGGCTGTGCCCTGGACCCACTTGATGAAGCCGCCCACGAACCAGCCGTCCGGCTTCGCTGCAAAGGCAGTAGACGTGATCGTCTGAGTGGATGCGGCGGACAACATGCCGTCGACCCGGAACAGCTCCGGATTCACCCCGCAGTCGGCGTCGAACAGCGCGAAGGGGCACTGTCCCTGCCAGCACCGGCGAAGGCCGTTGGTCGCGGCGGCGCCGATGTTGCTCTGGCAGGTCAAGACCAGGTCATTCTGCCGCTCGGTGAAATCGCTCAGTACGCCATTCCACGTGCCCCGGATAGCGCCATCGCTCTTCCGGATCCGCCGCCACCGGACGATGATGCGTTCGGTCGGCGGATAGGGGCGAAGCACCGATGCCAGTGGGAGCGACAGCGGCACGGTCACCTCCAGATTTGACCGGGCCTCTTGGGCCGATTGCCCAAGGCGGCCGCGCTTGATGGCCTCGGCGGTGAACTGCTGCGAATCGTAGGTTTCGGCCCGATCGCTGGAGGTGTAGCGCCAGCGCTGGGAACCGCGCCCAAACTCGTACAGCTCGACGTGGCGGGAGAACAGGCTCATGGTTCACTCTCCTCGGCGCCGATGCCGGCGAAGGACACCCGGCAGCGCGCCACACCCTCGCCATCGGTTTCGTGGGACAGCTCGACGGTGTCGGAGCTGAGACGGGCCAGCACCATCCAGCTGATCAAGCGAATGGCGCTCGGCTGCAGGGCGATCCCGTGCGGCACGTCCAGCTGCAGGAATTCCCGCTGGGGATCCAGCTCGGTGGCTTCGACCAGCTGCCTGTAGAGAATCTGGCCATTGAACAGCTCGATGCGCAGGTACCGGCGACCGGCCTGGGCACGCCCGAAGCGGGCCACACCTGCCCAGGCGACCACGATGCCACCGGAGGTGGACAACGCCGGTTCAACCAGCTCCAGGTCATCAGCCCAGGATGGCACCCATAGCGCCGATACGCGTCCCTGCAGCCAGTACAGCAGACTGCGCAGGTTGGTCTGTTCCGTGCGCCCCCAGGTCTGCCAGGCATGCGACTGCAGCGGCCAAGCCTTGCCGGTGATGTCATCGACCGCCACCGGCCCGACGTCGCCATCGATCACCACCAGCTGCCGGCCGAACTCGGCCGTCTGCGCCTGGTCAAGGTCAGGGCGTTGCTCCAGCACCGGTCGACCACGATAGGTCGCTGCCGGCGGTACCGCTGGCCAATCGCAGGTCTCCACTGCAGCCAGGCGCACGGTCGACCGCATGACCTGGTCGGTCACCCGTTCCAGGCTGGGGGTTTCGGCGATGCGCGCGGTCCTGCAGGGCAGCACGCGGGTGCCCGCCGCCCAGACATTTGCCGTGGGGCGGGCCAGCTGCAGGCCGTCGGCGGTAATGCTGGCCACCTCCACCAGCTCGTAGGTGGTGACGTCCTTCCAGAGCATGGCCAAGCCGCCAATCCGGTAGTCGCGCTGGGTGGCCGCCGGTACCGGAATCGACTGCACGCCCAACACCAGGCGCGCCCGCAGCCAGGAAACGTCATTCCAGATCGGCAGCGCCCAGGTCCGAGCCGACCAGTCGAACAGCGCGTGCTCCAGCACCTGGCGCTCGCGGCGATCGGCGAGCACGCTGAATTCCCAAGAGCGTCTCGGCGAGCCCCGAAGCGGGTAGCGCGCCTCGCTGCCACCGACAGACTGCTGCACGTCCGTTGCCCAGGCCAGCGTTTCGGTGACCGGCCGCTCCCAGTCCGGGGGCAGCATCCATGCCGACATGCGATTGCCGGTAATCGTGACGGTACGCCGGCCCAGCGCCACGAACTGGTAGGACAGCGTGGCTGCAATAACCGGCGGTCCATCGGTGGTGATCGAGAGCTGCCAGCGGCGCAGCTGCAGCGGCGCGAAGGGCAGTGGCGGCGCGCCAGGCCCCACCAGCTCGACGCCCTCTCCGTTCTCCAGAGCCACCGAGTTCAGCGTCTGCGGCTGCAGGTACGCATTCCAGACCTGGACGTAGCGCACCTGATTGGTGACCAGGTTGCCCAAGTCGATGCGCAGCGGCAGGACGTGGATACGGTAGTACCAGTCATCGAACGACGTGCGCAGCGCCGGGCCGATCGACCGCTGCTCGGGTTCGACAATGGTGGACTCTCTGGGCACACCCACGCCGAAGCCGGATTTCGCATCGGCTGCGCGAAACTGAACTGGAATGCGCGTGCGCGGCGTTGCCAGATTGGCGCTGCGCCAGTTCGGCCCCGTGCTCGTTTGGTTTCCGAGGAGGATGGTCATCAGGACTTCTTCACCGCCCAACCATAGTTGCCGCTTGCTGGCGGAGCATTGGTGACATTGCTCATGGCCAGCTTGCGTAGCCACGGGAACACCACCCAGGTTTCATCGCCGACAGTGATCTCCTGCTCCGGCTCCAGCTTCTCCATGTAACAGGCGCGCAGGCCCAGGACCTGGCCGATGGCGGAATGGTAGGGGGTTGAGCCAACGCGTCGCACGGTCAACTGGATGGGGTGGAGAACACTGCGACCGGAGAAGGTGTTGTCGTCGGTGCCACGCAGCGCGTATCCAAGCCACAGGCTGTCGTAGCTCGAATTGCCGGTAATCCCATTTGCCTGATCGATTGTTCCGACCCCACTTCCCGCTTGGCCTTCGGCACCCAGCGACCAGCCGTAGTAGCCGCAAATCAGGTGGTAGCAGTTGGCGCGACCTTCCTCGATTGAATCCGCACGAACATGACCGCCGCCGGTTGTCTGGGTGGTGTGTCCGAACAGAACCACGTTGGGCGCGCTGGAGGTGATCATGCCGCTCCAGGAACCTGTCCGCGCCCAATACGTTCCCTCCACGTAGGTGCCGCCGGCGTAGTCACCGGCCTTATCCAGGACACCGAACGCATGGTGGCGATACTCACCGGCAACCGCCTGCGCGATCGCAACGTGGATCGCGTTGCCATTTGCAAACAACTTCAGGCGCGGAAACGGCCCAACAAGCTGGTAGGTGCTCACATCGCGAGGCGAAACCAAGGGCTGCGTACTCGGCGGCTGGCGGCCGTCGTAACCAATTGAGATCCGCGAGAGCAGACTTTGCTGATCGTAGTTGAACAGATGTACGTAGTCGGACACACCAGGAATGCGGAGTGTGGCGGTGCGATTGGCACCTGAAAGGCTGTTGCGCTCGACGGTCCAGCCGTTGGCCTGTGCAAACTGGACGACCAGGTCGATCAGGGTCTGGACGTTCGAAACGTTGGTGAACTCGGCGTAGGCCATCTCTTACTCCAGAGCAAATGCGGCGTATTCGCCGTCGCCAGTTCGATACACATTGGGGATGAGCAGGTGGTCCACGCCGCCCAACGTGACGATCTGCTCGGCCGTGGCGCCAAAGGAGGGTGTGTAGAACACCCCGTCGAAGCTGCCGTAGAACTGCCCGCCTTCAGGCATCTCGTCCACGCGCGAGCTGGGCTCACTACCCTCGGATCTCCAGCCGATACCCATCAGCTGTCCACGCTTCAGCCAGCGCTGGCCATCCAGGCAGTTGCGAACATTCGGATTGGAGATGTACGACGCCCACGGCACGATGAGCCGGCCAGTGGCCAGTTTGGAGCCGGTGTAGCTGTTGCGAATCGGCAGCCACGCTTGCATCGGCGTGAACAGGTAGGCCTGGCTGTACGCATTATTGGCACGGCCACTGGCATGGGCGTTCCAGAAGTTGGAATGCTCGTAGGTATCCAAGGACGCAACCGCGTCCCTGCCAAGGTGTGCCCCGCCGATGAAGAGCGGATAGCTCCAGTCACTCGGAAGGTGCTCTGGCAGGATGAAGCCGCCATACAGGGCATCGTAGCGGCCGTTGGTGCGGGCGATGACCTTGAAGCAACGGCCGTTGGCTATGAACCAGTACTTGATCGGCGAGTTGACGCCAAGGATCGAGACGTACTCGGAGTTTGCCCCCGCCTGGGTCATGCCCGGCAATGCGGGGTTGTATGCGGTGTGGCCGCGCATGCACATGTTGTAGTAGTTGCTCGCCGGCACTACCCACGCCTGCAGCGACAGGTAGATCTCATCTTCACCGGCGAGCCCGCGCCCCTTCAGTGACACAAAATCGTTGGCCGCAATCGGGCCGCTGGCGACGCCGCCCACAACCTGCCACTGCTGATTGGCAGCCACCAAGGCGGCATTGGAGGTCAGGAAGTCCCGCAGCCGGGTCATGAGGTCGGTGATATTGGATGCGGTGTCGGTTACCCAGGCCATACTCAAAGTTCCAGTGCTTGGCGGATCGCCGCAGCGTTGCGGCTGATCTTGTTGATGATGGTTCTGTCGCTACCCGGGTCGTCCATGTAGTCCTCAAACAGACCCGGCGACACCTGGTTGATCACGCGTAGGCCAAGCTGCGTAGGCGAGCCTGTGGGCGGCGCGGCCACTGTGTTGAACACCGGCGAGCGCTGCAGCGAGGGCATCTGGCTGACCGGCCCCCCATCAGCAAAGGCATAAGCACCCCATCGGCGTACGGCATCCATGCCGATGGCGTTGAAGGCGTGTAGGAATGCGAGTGCACCTGGCTGAGAAACAACCTTGGCCCGGGCTACGAATTCACCATTGGAGAGCCAGGCAGGAATGCTGTCACTGGTACCTGTACCTGCACCCCAAACGGGACCACCCTGCGCTCTACCAACGGGGGTAGGCGTACCCACGCTGACCGTCCCGGTGTTGCTGGCCGCACCAGCAATACTACTGACCATGCTGACAACCGCCTTGGCATTATTGGCCGCAGCCAGTGCGATGGCGGCTTGCTTGAGTTGGACTGCGGCCGCAGTCAGAGCCCCTGCACCAGTGATCAGACCGCCGCCGGCGCCCGCCAAGGCCGAGGCGCTAGTGGTCACGGCACTTGCACCGGCGGTGACAACACCGCCGGCAGAGGACAAAGCCGCTGCCGAGGCCTGCGTCGCGGTCGCCGCGGCGACCTCGGTACCAGCCTCGGCGCCCTTATCGAACAGCTTGCCCGTCAGGGTGGACGCCAGCTTGGCCGACAGCTCATCGGCCACATACCCAGCCAGGCCACTGGCGATGGACTGGAAGAAACTGCGGACGATATCGCCGAGCGTGGCATTGCCATTGGCCAGCGACATAAGGGCATCACGGAATGCGCCCTGGAACGTGGTGCGCACGTTCTGCTGCAGCAGGTTGGTGGTGGCCGCCATCTCCTTGAGCTTGACGGCCATCTGCTCGGCTGCCTGCAGCGCTTCGGGATTCTTCAGCGCCTCGGCGGTGGCACGCATGCGATCGGGAAGATCGCCCAAGGCGGTCAGCTGCTGCCGAGACAAATCCACCAACTTCTGACGCGCCTGCGCTTCGGTGATCAGCCCGGCCTGCAGCTCAACCTGGATGCGCTGCTGAGCCAAGCCCATTTCGCCCATCGCGCGGTTGTAGGTCTCCTGCATCTTCTGCAGTTCGGCCGTGAGGCGGACCAGCTCCTTGGCACGGTCTACCTCGGCCACACCGGACTGGTTGCCAGCCTCGACCATCTGCCGGCGCGTAACCTCAAGCTCGCGCAGGCTCTTGGCCTGCTGCGCATCGGGGCCGCGCCCTTCAAGGGTGGCGATCTGATCGCGTACTTCCAGCAGTTTTCGATTGGCTTCGACCTGGGCATTGGCCGCATCCAGCTTCTTGGCCTCATCCAACAGCTGCTGCTGGGTTGCGCGACTAGCATTCTTGAAGTTGCCTTCGTCTATCGCGGCCTGGATGCGCGAGGTCTCGGTGGCCTTCTTGCGGGTCTCATCCAGCGTCCCTGCCAGATCGATCTGTTGCTTAAGGCGCTCCAACTCGCGCTGAGCGGCGGCCTCGTCCTTCTGGGTCTCAGTCTTGGGGCCCTTTGGCTTCTTGGGCAGGCTCTCGAGGTAGCGAGCGCGCGCCTCTGTCTCCAACGCCTTGATTTCTGCATTGCTTTTGCCAGCGGCGTTGCCTGCAGCTCGAATCTTCTTAATCTCCTCTTCGAGCTTCTTCTCCTTGCTCAGGTTTCCAAGGCGGAGCTGTTCGAACTCCTTCGCCGCCTTGGCCTGGTCGGGATCGATGGGAGCATAGATGCCAGCCATCTGTACCTTCACAGCCGCGTTGGTTCCAGAGGCCGCCCGGATGCGCGCTGCCATCTTGCCGGTCAGGTCGGCAAAAGAAGGAAGGCCGAAGTTCTTGGCCAGCGTGCTGCCGACCACGCCCATCCCCAACAGATCGGACAGCCGCGGCAGCCTGGCCAGCACACCCCATTCGCCAGCCAGCTGGACAACCGCATTGGTGAAGTCGCCCAGCGCGCCCCAGGCGCCGGTGACGTCCTTCTTGACATCCCGCCATCCGCGCGCGAGCGCCGGCATCGTCTCATCGCTCTGATCTGCGACCTCATCGAGGCGGTCGGAATAGATCCTGATCGCCTCCGCCACTGCCTCCTGCTGGTCGCCCTCTTTGACCAGGGCGCGCACGCGCGCGAGCTGGGCTGCGGTCAGGAAGTTCTCCGACTCGGTGAGCGTAAGTAGACCCTCGACCGGATCCTTCTTCAGAGAGAGGAACTTGGCGACGGTTGTATCGATGGCCTGGCCGGCGGAGGCCTGCATCTTCGCAGCACTGCGGGCGACCAGCTCGAACTGCTCACCGGTGAAGCGCCCGGTTTGCGCCACCTTCGTCAGCGCCTCAGCAGCATTGCCTCGGGAGACGCCCTGAAGGCCGGTGAGCTGATCGCGCCGGGCCTGCAGGTTGGCAGTGCTGGTGGCGGCATAGTTGTTGGTGACAATCAGCGCCCGCTGGAACGCCATCTCTTCGTCGGCCGCCTGTTTCCAGGCCAGCACCAGGCCACCTACCGCCGCGGCCAGTCCGCCGACCACAGCAATGGTGGGGGTAATAGCGCCAGCCAGCGCACGCGCGGCCGGCACCGCGCCGCCAAAGGAATCCTTCAGCTGGCCACCCTGCTGGATGGCCACCATCCAGATCGGCATGCCGCTGACGATGCTGGTGGTGATATCGGTGATCTGCGCCGGCAGCTGGCGCATGGCCATCTGGTACTGCCCGGCCGAGATAGCCCCCGGCCCGCGGCCGCGATTGTTGATCTCGGCCAGGTTGACGGCGTTGCGCTGGATGTTGATGCCCGCAAGGGCGCGGTTGTACTGCTCCCGACTGATCCGGCCAGCATCCACCGCGCCCTTGAGTTCGCGCTCGTCGCGTTCCAGCTTCTGAAGCTTGGCCGACGCCCCGTCGTATCGGCCCATCACGCCTTCCAAGGAACGCTGACGCTGCTGCTCAGTGCGGCTCAGCGATGCTTCCTGCTTGTCCAGCGTCTTCAGCGCGTTGTTGTAGTCCTCGGTGGTGATGAGCCCGCGGGCCATGACACGATCGAGCAGAGCCTCGGTGTCGGCCAGCTCGGACATGCTGGCCGCGCCCTGCTGCAGGCGAGCATCGAGCTCGGAGATCGAGCGGATCTCATCGGCCACCGTCTTCTGCATGGATGCACCAGCCGTCCGCACCCGGTCAGCTGCTGAAGCGCTACTGCGGCTCGCCTGGTCCAGCGCACCGGCCGCCTTGTCGGCACCCTTGGTGACACCGTCCAGACCTGCGCCAGCGGCGGTGCCAGAATCCTTGATCGAGGCCAACCCCCGCTGCAGCACCGGCAGGCTCTTCTGCGCCTGCTCGATATCCAGGGCGATGCGCATCGCCAGTTCAAGGTTGCGGGTGGCGGCCATTGTTACTTCAGTTCCTTCAGCAAGGTGGTCGCCGGATCACCCCCGGCATAGGCAGCGTTGGTGTCGGTAATGCGCTCCCGCCGTACTCGCCGCTGCTGGGCTTGGACATGCTCCCAAGCGAGCAGGATCTGGCGCTGTGTCATCCGACCGATATCGGCAAAGCAGTGCCCGTAGCCGGCACAGATCAGGTCGGTGAAGACGCGTCCGTAGCCGACTGGCTCACCCTTTTGCCGACGGCGTTGCGCAGCAGCCGGCGCAGCAAAAAATTTCCGTTGGCCTGCCACCACAACAGCAGCATCTGCTCGCCGTCGGTTTCGTTCAGCGTTTCCAACCAGGCTTCTTGCGTCCGCACGTCGGCGGCGGCATCGCCACCCTCGCCCGGCGGCGGGGCAATAGCGCAGGCCAGCAGGTGGCGGAACACATCGGGGTGCGAGAGCAGGACATCGGTGACCTGCAGCATCGAAGGCGGCTCGCGCCCCTCAAACAGCGGCTGCAGGTCGGCCAGCAACGGAGCCGCTGCCGGCAGGACCCGCGCCCCTTCGAAGAAGCCGTACTCGCGCACGATCACCGTCTTGCCGTCGACCTGGCCCTGCTGCTGTCCGGCCAGAATGTCCAATTCGTCGGCAATGCCCTCCGGTTCCGGCGCACCGGAACCGGAGGGCAGCTCGGCCTGGTCACCAATGCGGGTAGCCATCAGGCCGCATCCACCAGCAGGACGCGGGCGTACAGACCGAAGCGCGGATCGGACTGGCGGACCGGATCGATCTTGGCCTCGCCATTGAGCACGATCTCACCGAAGGTATCGTTGATCAGCGCCAGGGATTCAGCCGCCGGGAACGAAATGCGGTTCACGTCGGCGCGGAAGCGCTGAGTAGTACCGTCGACACTGTTGACCGCGTCGAACAGCGCGTAGTACTCCGACTTGCTGCTCTCGAACACCTTGACCACGCTGTGGGCAGCGTACTCGTAGGTCTTAGCGACCACCGCGGCCTTGGCGGTCAGGAAGGTGATGATGCCGGTGGCCGGGTTGAAGGTGTAGTCGGTGTCGGCCACCAGCGGTGCCGCCGGCGTACCACCCTCCAGCACCAGCGCGCTGATCGCGGCGTACTCCAACGCGACCACGTCGCCCGGCTTGACTGCACCGATGGCCTCGTTGGCGGCCGAGCCCGAAGCCAAATCCAGGCGCGTACCGTCGGTGGCCAGCGCCAGATTGTCGGTGTTGATCTGACCCAGTGTCAGCCTTACGCCCAGGTTGCGCTCGGTGGTCATGGTAGCGGCGACGCCGCGCACACCCGACCAGCTCTCCTTCTTGGTTTCACGGGTGCTGGACATGGCCAGCTCCAGGACGCTGCTGTCATACACCCAGCGCGCTGGCGCGCGGCTGCCGTCGGCATTGCGCAGGCCCAGATAGACGCGGCCCTGGAACGAGAAATATTCGGTATTGGACATGGCTTACTTCGCCTCCTGGGCGCTGGCAGTAGGCGCCTGGCCGTTGGCCTTGCGCGACGAATTGGGGGAGGAATCGGTCTCGGGAGCGTCGATGAAGCCTCGCTCAACCGCCCAAGGCACCAGGTCGGCGGGGAGCTCCACCGGCTCGCCTTCGGCAATGGGCTTGCTCGCAAGCGTCAGGCCCACCTTCTTGATCGTGTACTTCTGGGTGGTCATCGGGGAATCTCCGGTTGAAGAACGGCTTGGGTCTTCCATACGTCGACCCACAGGGCGGTGGCAGCGTCGTAGTCCTCGAGGTTGCCCTCGATGAGCTGGCAGGCACGGCCACCAGGAATGGGCGGCGTCCAGCCCAACAGCGGCTGACGAACCTTGCCCAGCAGCAGGCGCAGCTCATCGATCACCTGCGCCCCGCGCTGCTCGCGGTAGTTGCGGCACACAGTCACTACCGCGAAGTTCACTTCGACCAACTGCGCCAGGCGCGACTGCTGGCCGGGGAGCGAAACGCCGGTTTTGGTCTCCAGCGGCATCTCCCGGGCCAGCAGCACGTAGCAGCACGGCGCGGGAAAGTCGCGCAGCGCTGTAACGGCGGCGTAGTCGGCGCTGCCCTGGACCTGCCGCAGCCCCTTCTCGCTGACGCCCTGGCGGATGCGATCGCGCACCAGCCCGATGTCGAAGGGCTGCGTGCTCACCGGCCGTAGTCCTGCAGGGTGCGGTGGCTAAACTCCCGCGGCGGCGCGCAAACCTCGGGCGCACCGCTGCTCGGCGCCGGCAGCGGATCATCCTCACCAAGGCTGAACTCGCCCTTGCGCACCTTCTCCAGAAAGGCAAGCGCCTCCTTGTAGTCGCGCACCACCGGATCGGTACGTTCCTCGGTGTTGACTCGATCCTTGTGCAGCAGGTAGCGCGCAATCCACCGTGCCCAGGTGGGCACGATGCCCGGTACCGGCGCCGGCAACGGCACTGGATAGGGCTTGGGCTTGCGCATGACCAGGTAGCCGTTGATCACGCCATCGGCATCGTCCAGTGCACGCTGCACATGTGCGGCTGCCTCATCGGCGACCGCCACGTCGGCTGGGTCGAATGCGCTGCGATCGCTGCCGAGCAGCGTGGCATCCATCAACGCATCGTCCACAATCGGATAGCGCTCCGGCGTGGCCACCTGCGCCAGTTCCTGGGCGAGCTTGGCCGCCGACAGCAGTGCGAGCGTGCAGTAGGACATGACGGCCGGTTACTCCAGCTCTTCCGGGACGGCCGGTTCGTCACCGAGGACACCGGCATCCTGGTAGGCCTGCGCCTCTTCCCACGTCATCTCGATCCACGCCGGCGGCTTGACGACCACGCCCTCGTGCTTGAACGGGCTGAGTACTTCAAAGAACATAGGCAGCCAGAGACCATCAGAAACCAGTGCATCGGGCGAATCGCCCCCACCAGCGGCAACCCCAATGGTGATGTCGGCTTCCGGCGACGGAGCACCCGCGTCGATGGCGGTGTCCTGGTCCGCTGCCGGATGGTCAGCCTGCAGCGGGTCGACGGCAGCACCATCGCCTGCGGAGGCCGCCGACGTGGCGGTCTCCAGCTCACTGTGGCCTTGCTCCGGCACCAAGCCGTCCGTCGCCGGCGGTGCGTCGGCAGTCTTGTCTTCCGTGACGACTTGCACGTCGGCCGGCTGGTCGTCCTGGACGGTCTTGGGTGCGCTGGGCAGCGCAGTGCGGGGCTTGGCCACGACGAGATCTCCGAATAGGTGTGGTGCCGTGCTCTCCGGCTGTCACGCATGGTTCTGCTGTGCTCCGCACGGCCAGGCCCGCGTTCGCCTGGTGCTGCCGCTCGCTGGGTTGTACGGGTCAGCGGCAACCTATGCCGGCGATCCATCGCCGGCTCCCTGAATCACGCTGCGGGCGCGCCTGCGTTCTGGATCAGATAGCCGGCGACCATGCCACTGAGCACCGGCGTACGGTTGTTATTGACCGGGTGAATCCAGGACTGGCGGTTTTCTTCGCGATAGGCCTGACGCACGTTCGGTTCGCCGGCCATGCTGTAGGTGTAGCCATAGCTCGGTCGCGCGCGGTTGCGACGGTTGCCACCACTCGGCGGAGCGACGAACGCCAGAATCACGTCCTGGCCCCAGACATCGCCCAGGTCATCGTCCTGACCGCTAGCCACAACCGCCTCACCGATGTGGATGTTCGGGATTTCCCACATCGACGCCAGAATTTCGGTGGTCAGCGCATTGAAGCCGCGATGCTTGAGGTAGTCCTGGATCTTCGGATTGGCCTTGGCCGCTTCGAACGCCGCCGCTGACAGAATCGCGGTGTTCGGCCGCATACCAATGCTCGAACGAATGGCTTCCTTGCCGACGCCAATATCAGCAGTCGGATCACCAGAGGCGCCGCGCCAACGATTGACGCCCACCAGAGCGACCTTGTGTTCGTTGTCGTAGTTGGCCGCGTTGCGAGCAACGTCAGCGCACTCACACTCGTGTTCCAGCTCCATGATGTCCAGGACGATATCCACCGCGTCCTGCGAAGCGTCCAGGCCGGGGCCGTTGGCCGCCTCATTGGCGGTTTCATCCGGAACCACCGCCTCCAGCGCTGCAGGGATGATGGCGTAGGGCTTGCCCTGGTAGCCGAACTGGACGCGCTTGGTGGCTTCGCCCGGCGCGCGCTTAGTGTTGTAGCGACGGAAGCCTTCCTTGCCGAACGTCAAGATCTGACCGCCAAAGGTGGCCACATCAACGCGCGGGAAGAGGAACTGGCCAACGTTGCCGGGGCGGACGTAGCCGAGTGCGTGGGTGGTCAGGATCGGATCGATGATGCGGGCCTGACGGAGAGTCTGCTGGGACATGGAAGGTCTCTCTGCGAGATGGTGAGAACGATGAGCGGCGGCGGTCGCGGCCGGGATCAGCCGGTGGTCGCCGGCGCGTTGGGGATCAGGAGCACTTCGACGCGGTCACCATCTGCCGTGGCAAGCTGCATAGCCTGAGCAACGGCAATGCCGGTAGTGCGAGCAATGAGTTTTCCAGCAGATCCCACCTGCAGGTAGGCACCGTCGGCAAACGCTCCGCCGGCAGTGGCGATGCTGGTACCAACCACATCAACGGGCACCCGGTCGCCTACAAGGCCACTGGTGTTGGTCACACCGAAGACGTTGCCACCAGCGGTGGCGTACTGTCCGTCACGACCGACGACGCGCTCCGCTTCCAGGGCGGCTGCTGCAATGACAGCCAGGGTAAGCAGCGAGATTTTCTGAGTCATGGTTCTGCGCTCCAGCGCGAGCAATGAGTTGAGGAACTGCGTTTTGGATGCAGGTCAGGAAACCGCTTTGACCGCCGTGAGGTAGTCCACTCCCGCGTGGGTACGCTGGTAGTCCAGCGCCTTGTTGTGCAGCGCGAGCCGTGCGGGATCGACCTGGGTGCCAGCCGGTGCAGCGAAGTTGGCCGTGCCCGCCTCTACACCTTCGCCAGCAGACTTCTCGCTGAAGTCCACCGCCTTGGGCAGGCTGGTCAGCAGTTCGCGCAGGACCGACTCGGCCGGCTTGGACACCGTCGTCTCGCCCTCGGCGAAGTTCAGCGGTTCCTTGCCATTGGGCTGGGCCAGCAGCAGCTCCACCACCGCCGGCTGCTGACGGGGCAGCAGCTTGCCTTCCTTCACCAGGCCTTCGGCGAACGCCACCGCGTCTTCGCGTCGGGCCGCCTGCTCACGGGCAGCGAGGGCCTTCTCGCGAGCGTCCAGGGTGGAAGCCTGCTGGTCGAGCTGCTGCTGGCGCTGGGCGTGCTCGGGGTTGTTCTGCTGGGACATGGGGTCGATCTCCGATTTGACCTGTTCACGAGTAGGAGGCGTTGCCGGGATGAGCGCAGGCGCGCCGATGGCGCTGCGCGGGAACTGGGTGAGCAATGGCGACGCAAAGAGGGCCGAGTTGCGCGCACCGTCGTCATCGCGTGTGCTGCTTTCGATCCCGCGGATCTGCCAGTCGGGGATGACCTGATCGGCCGTCTCCAGACCCTGGGTGTCGATCAGCCAGTCGCGGAAGCGGCGAAACAGATCCGTCAGCGTCCAGCCCAACGGGGCCAGCGACATGGCAAAGCAGGCGGCATCGTCGCCCTCGGCGAAGGAGGCCGACTTGAGCCCTTTCACTGCCGGCGGCTGCGCGCCCAGGAAGCCGATGTGGCGCAGGTAGTACTTGCCCGGCGTCGGATTGCCGGGCGAATCGGGCATGAAGATCGAAGCGCTGATCTTCTTGAAGCGACCGTTGTTGGCCAGCTCCGCGAACGCAGGATCGACCTGATGCGGTTCGGCCATCAGGAGGCCGTCCTTGGCCTGAAGGGTTTTGCCCCAGCCATAGGCCGGATCATCGGTCTTGGGATGGCCCACCACGATGGGCGCTTCATGCAGGGCAGGATCGTAGCTATCGGCGATCTGCTGCACATCCGCTTCGCTGAAAGTCAGCGTGCGGCCGTCTTCGGCAACGTGCGTGCCGGCTTTGAAGATCTGCAGGGTGGCGGCGGGCTGGTTCATGCCGCCAGTTTTCCCGCACCGCTGTCTCATGTATTGGGACCGCGGTCCGCAAGAAATGATCACTCTTGCGACATTGCAGGAAGCGGCAGTTAAGACCCGGCGCGCTCGTGGCCGCGAACACGCCAGAGAGGCGTGTCAGACACCAAGCAGTCCCCGATGACGTCCGAGTGTGGCGGCCCCGGCATGGAGGCGCGCACAGCGCCTCCTACGCGATGATCACTCGAAGGCGCCGCTCACGTGATCCTGGGCGATATCCAGCAACTCCTTCTCATCCTCGCGACTGACACCGAGCCACGGACGAGCAGCGATGGTGTTCGTGTACGAAGGCATTGTGACCGAGCGCTTGTAGCGCGCGTTCCCACGACTGGCTTTGACGAACCGGCTGCCGCCTTTACCCGTCTTCAGGTGGATGTTGGCCGGACGCGCGGCGCGTTGGATGGTGCCGCCGAATTGGTGGATGGCGCCATAGGGTGCATTGGTACCGACCAGGACGGCATCGTTCCCGTCCGTTTGCCATGAAGCCATGTCACCGAGCATGTGGAAATCGAACTTCAGAATCGGCACGCCGGGGCGCTTCTTCTGTTTCCAGCGTTTGTAGCTGGGCTCAAGCGCGCGCCATCGACGTCCAGTCGGGTCACGCTCCTTTGCGGCCCGCTCGCGTGTGGATCTCAGCAAGTACTCGCCCCAGTCCTTCAAGATCAGTTGGCGCGCCTCGCCCTCCAGCTGCCGCAGCGCATCGGCCAGACCAGGTGTTGCCGAATCAAGGGTGACTTCAAGATGCGCCATCAGAGCGTCCCCTGCAGCAGCTGCAGCGTGCCATCGGCAACGCCGCGTTGGAGCTCGGCCGGCATCAGCATCTGCAGCTGGGACTGCACCGTGCTGACGCCTGTTTCGGAGATGGCCACGTCGACCACCATGAAGGCCGGACGCCCCACCGCCAGAACATAGCGCAGGCGACCTGCGCTAACGTCCAGCAGGATGGCCACCGCATCGAGGAGGCGGATCGGCAGCTCGGCTGCGGCGATGGCCACCGCGCCAGGCCGAGTGATGGGGAGCTGGTCGGCCAACACGACAAAGGCCGCCGTCGCTGGGCGAACGGCGGCACGCTGCAGCTGCGACACCAATCCGGGCGACAGTGCTCCGGCCAGATAGCGGGCAGCGTGGGCAGCATCGGCATCAATGCTGGCCAGCCAGCTGGCATAGCCGGCCTGCAGCGCATCCCTGGCGCGCGGCCGCGCCAAGGCCTGGGCAGCGCTGGCAGCCGCTGGCGCCGCCGGCAACCGTGCTCCCGTCTCCAGGGCGTTCTGCAGAGCGGAGGTGAGCTGCCCGGTCAACGATGGCGGGGTGACCGGACCACCGCGGCCACTGGGCCAGTGGTCAGCCGTTGCCCCCGGCGCGTAGCCGAACCCAGGATCGACGCCTGCCGGCGTCAGCACCGTGCGGGTCCCACCGGGACTGCGCTGCCCGATGGTCACCGACTGCATCACGATCTCGGGAGCCTTGTCGGGACCATCCTTGCCCAACCGGCGCAGGTCGCGCTCGTTGAGCGCATCGACGTAGCACTGGCAGCCCCAGCCGTTGGCCGGATAGTGGTAGCGCCACCACGGATCGTCGTGGCGCAGCACCAGGCCATTCCACGACACGTGCAGCGGCCGAGGGTGCTCGACAGCATCGTTGTGGTTATAGCGCCAGAACGGCCGGACCTTGATCAGCTGCTGCAGTTGGGCCCAGCGTCCGGCGTTGTAGCTCTGGCGCAGGTTGGTCTCGTAGATCACCCGCGAGCGCCAGTTCCGACCGCCGTTGTAGTCCCAGCCATGCGTGGCCACGATCCGGTCGAAGTCCTCTCGGAACTGCTGAAGAGTCCGCCCCTCAGCAATGACCCGATCGATGGATTGCCGGAAGTCCGCCAGCAGAGCGTCACGGTTGGCGCCGGCCACCATGAAGCTGGAGTCGTGCTCCGACTCCCAAACGTCCAGGTAGCTCTCGGTGAGCACGTTTTTCTTGCGACGGAAGAACTCGATCTGCTCCTGGAACGGCAGTTGAGCGTAGGCAACCCCGGCCATTGATCAGTCTCCCCCGCCCTGGATGTCGGTACGGCCAGCCAGCGTCGCGGCCGTCATCGCATCGGCCATCACCGAGGCGTAGTCGTCCAGGGTCATATTCGGATGCAGCTCGAACAGCCGGTCGCGCAGTTCCTCTAGCGAATCGACCTCCTCGACCAACTGGCGGATCTGCTCGACCCATCCAGCACCAATGGGCGACAGCCGGCGATCGAGCTGCTGGCCCAGCTCGACAGCGGGATCGGGCGTCTTCGGGGTGCCGTCGGCAAAGGCGGCGGGATAGTGCCTGCGCAGCAAGCTGACCACCGCACCGCCGGCGTCGGCGAACTGGGCGCCATCGATCGCCGTCGGTACCGCAGGCGGATCCTGCGGCGCCTGGACGGGCTCGTAGTTGTCGCCGTAGGTCTGATCCATGTAGACCTGCTTGGGCTTGTAGCCCAGGTCGAGGATCTTCTTGTCACGGCTGGCGGTAGCGTCCAGATCCTCCGGCTCTTCCGTGACGCGATAGACCCGAGGAATGGCCGCGCCAGGGAAGTTCCATTCGGTGAGCCAGCGTGCCGGGCCCTTGTTGAAGGACTCGCACACCAGGTCGGCATCGGAGGTAATGATGTCGCGGCGCACTTCGCGCTGCAGCTGGTCGTTGCCCAGCTTGCCGGGCGTGCCCTGGGTGCTGGCGGTCTGGCCCAGCACCACCTTCTGGATGGTGGCATCCATGTAGTCCTGCAGGGCCTTGTAATCGGCTGTGCCGCTCCGTCCGGCCTCCAGCAGTCTCAGCGCCATGCCCTTGGGCATGATGATGCCGCTGTCGGTCTGGATCGCGCGTGTGGCCTGCAGCAGCTTGGCCTTCTCTGGATCGGTAGCATTTTCGTCGTATTCGCCGACGGCGGTGGGCATGCCGAACTTCTCCAGGAAGATCAGCCAGAACTTGAGCCCGTTGCGCTTGAACAGCACCGGCCAGTACAGCCAGTGCGCCAGGCCCAGGCCATAGGGCTCATCGTCGTGGTCGGCACCGGAGCAGAAGTTCCAGAAGTAAGGCGCGTGCGCAGGCACGCCCTCGGTCATCTGGGTCTGGGTGAGCAGGCGCAGGTCACCTTCCTTGCCGTAACGGAAGCGCCGACGGTTACGAACCTTGATGTCCTTCAGGCCGATGCGAGTACCGTCGACCTTGTACAGGATCTCCGCCACGCCATAGCCGTAGAACACGCCGAATAGCATTTTGCGGGTGACGTTGTCCCAGCCGATGCCGTGCAGCTGCTCCTGCAGATACTCTGCCGCCTGGCGGTCGATACGCTTCTCGCCGCCGGGCTCCACCTGCCATTCGCAGGCCACAACCGAGTCCTGGCGAGAGCCGAAGGTGGTCTTCACCTCCGGGTCGGACAGCACCTGTTCGTAGATCTGAAGGTCGTAGCCGCCGCGGTTGCGCAGGACACTGTCAAAGGGCAGCAGCAGTGGCCCGGTGTAACCACGGGTGATGTCGATGCCATCGGCAGTGGTGGCAATCTCGCGGTCGATCTCTGGGCGGGCGGTGGTCATGCAAATCCTCCAAAATCATTGCCGCCGCTGACCGTGCCGAAGGCATCATCGGTCACGACGGTGGCCACGCCGTCGGCTCGGCCGTCGCCGATGTAGGCGCGCGCACCGGCCGACTGGAACTCAATGGGCACCGATGTGACGTGGTTGAGCGCGGCAAACTGCATCAGCACGCCGGCGATCGCGCCGTCGCCGTGGCGCACCAGCTCCGGATCCTGCAGGTCCTTGCGCTCCAGACGCGGCACCATCGGGATACCGTCGACGTACTCCACCGCGCGGTGGTCGTCTTCCAGGGACGCGTCCCTGGGCAGGCTGAGGAAGCCATCTTCGAACAGCGCGATGTACTTGGGCATCCATTCGCCGTACCAGGGGCGCGACAGGGTGACCTCGTGGATTGGGCCGCCGATGCAGCGGCCCGTCTCGGCGTCGAGCTCAGCCCGGCCGTAGCGGTCGCCGGTGTACTCCATCAAGGTCTGGCCGGGGCCAGTGGCATCGCCGGCGAATGACCAGCGGCCAGGGAATCCTTCCTTCAGGGCGTCCAGAAGCGCCCACAGGATCTGCTCCTGCTGGCGGGTGGGCGCGTTGGCCATCTCGATCAGGAACGGCACGTCCCGGCGCAGATCCTGTCCAACCTTGGCAGGCTTGATGACCGAGAAGTGACGGTGGCGCGCAAAGTCCATACCCACCGCCCAGCGGCCGGTGAAGCCGGCCACAGCGGCACGCAGTGTCGGCAGCAGGGTGGTGGCGATCCAGGCCGCGCACCAGATCTCGCGCTCCTTCTCCGAGCGCTTGGGGAAGTCATCATCGAAGACCAGGCGCAGCACTGGCCGGACCTCGGGCATGGCCCGATCGATCCAGACCGAGGGAATGGCCGAGCCATCGCCGTCGCGCGGGATGACGTCCAGTTCCTCGCGCATGGCGGCCTTGCGCGGGCCGTAGGCCGAGCGGATGGCGGTGTACCACTCCTTCTTGCCTTCGGCGGTGGCCACCTTGCCCCGCATGGCGCAGACCCGCTCGTACAGGCCATTGGCCACGGCATCATCGAAGCTGATGCGAATGACCCCGGCCTTCTTGCCGTAGCGGCCGGCCTGGACGTCCTGCACCAACTGATTGAACGGGTTCTTCTTACCGCGGTGGGTGGACCACACGCGGATGCGACCGCCCCAGATCAGCAGCGCGGTGGCCGATTCGAGCACCTTGGCTACGTCCTTGTGCAGTGCCGCTTCGTCCAGGTCGACCACGCCCTGCAGGCCGTGGATGTTCTCCGGGCGCGAAGACAGTGCCGTGACGCGAAAGCCGCTGGCGAAGCGAACGCGGAATGCCTGGATCTGGCGGCTGGTACCGTCGGGCTGCTGGTCCTGGAAGATGTGCTGCTCGATCCGCGAGGCCTGGCCTCGGGCGATGATCGGTGCGAACTTGGCCACGTAGCCAATGAACTCCAGGCCCTTTTCCTTGGTGTCGGCCATGTACCACACGTTGTCGCCGCCGGCGTCCTTGGCGGAAGCGGCGGTGATGGTATCGGCCAAGGCCTGGGCAAAGGTGATGCCGGTACGACGCCCCTTCTCGCAGACTGCGATGTCCAGCCCTTCCTGCATCTGGATCCATTCGGACTGATGGGGCATCAGCACGCCGGCCTTACTGATGTCGAAGTTGGCCGAAATGGCGCGCACGCTCTCGGGCAACTCATCCCAGTCTAGGATGCGCTCGGTATCTGGCAGGGAACCCAGTGCGCTCACTTAGCCGACCCCATGCAGCACTTGGTTCTTCCAGAAGTGCACACCTGCAGCGTCCAGGCCTTGGGCGCGTGCAGCCTCCTCAACCCGGCTGGCCGCCTCGATCAGCACCTTCTGGCGGATCTCACCGGCCCACTTCTCGCGCACGATGGAAGAGCGGGTCAGCTCGGCAATGGCCTTGGCCGCCTTGCTGTACAGCACAATGCGATCGGCGGGGGAAATGCTTTCGTCGTCCTGGTCGGCCGCTTCCTGGAACTGCAGCAGCGCTTCGAACAGGTCGGTCTGCAGCAGGCCCAGCAGCGCACTGCCGCGCTCGGCGGCATTATCCGGCGCCTGCTCGGCCACCAGTTTCATGGCTTCGGTGCTGGCACTGATCGAAGCCAGGCGGCGCTTGATCCGCTTGGCCCGCTCGTTGACGGTGGTCTTGCTGATCTCATAGCCCTGCTCGCCGAGCCATTCGGACAGCGGGATGCTGCCGCCGAAGGCATTGGCGACCAGGCGCCGATCCAGCTCGTCGCGCACCTCGGCCGGCAATAGGTCGATCTTGCTCACGGGAGGCATGAGATCACCAGTACTTCGGCGGGCGCGCGATGCCCGGCCCGCAGTCGATGCTGTACTCGACAATGTCCACTCCGTGGCGGGTCAGCTCAGCCGACCACGGCCCGGAAGGGGATTTGGTGATATCGATCAGGCGACGGGTGTCCAGGTAGTCCAGCTCCCGGCGAACCTCCAGCGCAGTGGCATCCGGATACATGTCCTGGGCGGCACCGGCCAGGACGGCTTCGCCGATCGGATACGGGCGAGAGCGATCCAGCACCAGCAGCATCAGCCAGCGCAGCTGCTCCCGGCGCAACTTGCCCAGATCCGGGCCCTGATTTCCGTGACTCACGGCGTGTTCCCCTTGCTTTGCATTTTCGTGATCTTCGAGGCCACTGCATCGAGCTTGGCTTCGATGACGCTCTGCCCGCGGGCATAGTCCTCGCGGCGGACGTATTCCTTCGCAACTTCCAGGCGGAAGTCGGTGAGGTGGCCCTCAACCTCGCGCCAGCGCTTGCTGTCGTTGATCAGGATCGCCAACTGCTGGTCCGTGCGCTGCTGAAGCTGGTTGACCAGCCAGCGGCCGCCGGCGATCAGCCCGCCGAGCAGCGTGATGCCGATGCCTGCGAACCACACCAAGTAGAGCGGCTGTACTTCAACGATCATGGGCTGATCTCGTCGGAGACGGGCTGTCCAGTGAGGGCGCTGATGGAGCGCTGGCCGGCCCGGACGTGGTTGTCGGCGTCGCGCCCGACTCGAACAAGATCGCCCGCAACCTCTGCTCGTAGTTGGGCGCTCGCATCACGTTCGATGGCGCCAGAGACGGCTTGGGACAGGCGGGCGGTGTGGCAGGTGGCGAGGTCGTTGCGCAGCCTGAGATCGCCAGAATGCACATCAGCCACAACAGCAGCAGGGATGGAAGCGGACGCCTCCCGATCATTTTCATGTTCATCTCCGATCTGGGCCATCGCCTTGGCCTGGGTGTGCTCGATGTCACGAGCGCTGCGCTCGTCTTCAAGCTGCGATTCAAGCGTGGTCACACGCTGCTGCGCCGTGGCGTCACGAGCCTGCGCATCCAGGGCGTTGCCGCGATAGAGAAGTGCCGCCGCAATGGCGATAAGCAGGAGCACCAGCAGCAGGGCGACCGTTGCGATCAGGGCGCGAATCATCAGTACCGGCCCTCGCACATCGCGCGCTCAGCCGTGCGGCGGCGTTCAAGCCCTTTGTATGGCCGGCCGCCGGCGTTGGCCCAGTTGCTTAGCTGGGCACATGCAAGATCCCAGCGACCTTGGTTGGCGTAGACACGGATCCGCGGCTGCTGGCCGTTGCGCAGGGTGCACAGGCCGTCCTTCACCCCGGCGCCGCCAGGGCCCACGTTGAAGGCGAACGACGTCAGGGCGGCTGCCTGGTAGTCGGTCATCGGCACCTTGATGCAGCTTTGCACGGTGTTCCACGCGACACCGAGGTCCGACTGGAGCAGGCGCTCGCACTCTGCGCGGGTGTAGGTGCGCTGTTCGACCTTTGCCGTATGGCCGTAACAGACCGTCAGTTTGCCCACTACATCGCGGTAGGGCTGGGCCGAGTAGCCCTCGAAGGGCTGCACCAGCCCGAGCAGCAACGCCAGCATGGTCGCCAGCATTCCGCCCGCGATGGGCAGTGCTTTGTTGCCGGGTTGCTCTGCTGCCATGCGCCATCTCCAGGGAAAAATGGCCGACGGGCAGACGAGGATGCCCGTCGGCCAGGTGCGCCAGTGCGCGCCAAACCGATGGGCAGAGTTTCAATTTCTATTGGAAGGCAGTCTTGGGACCGCGGTCCGCATACGCCACTGCGGCGTGCATGGGAGAGTGGACAACCTCGCGATTTGCTTAGGGGCAGAAGACTATTCGCCCTTGGGCTTATGTGATTCCCACCAACTGTTGGTAGAAGAAGCCGGCGGCACATCTACCTTGACAGGCTTTACTGCAGAAGGTGCGATCGCCGCCGGACCGGGGGCTTCTACCCTGGGAACTTCAACGTCTCCACACCGCTTGGCCGCAAAAGCCCCCTGCAGCTGAGCCCGCCTTTCCACTGACGTCCTCTTTGCCTCATTCCGTTCGATGACATTTCCTATTCCAAAGTCACCCAAAAAGCTTGCGACGGACATGCCGCTGAACTTTGCTTGCTGCTCGACCTGGCGATCGAAAGCGTCCACCTTCGCCAGCTCGATGCGAATCAAATCGCACGAGTAGTTCAGCGTCTCGTAGCCAGTGAGCGGCTGCAACCGGCCATAGCGTTTGGTGGCACAGCCGCTGACCGATGTCACCAGCAATGCCCCAGCAATCGCGACTACTTTCCACTTCATATCCCCCCCCCTAGTTGATTTGCTCTTACGCCACATCACTCTGACGAGTCGTGCTTTCTCGTTTTGAGTTCCGGTTTCGATTGAGAAAACGCAGCGCTCGTTTTTTCGAGAGCCACCTTCGCGTCCTCAGGACTGTTCCGATAGTTGCTCAGCAGCATCGCCTCGCGGCTTGTCAACTGCACCCCTTCTCCTGATGTGCCCATGCCGGTGAGAAGCCAGAGCGGCTGAGTGCCGAATAGCAGATTCAATTTAACGAGCAGTTCGACGTCGATTGGGCGTGTTCCCGCCTCGTACCGGATGAGCGTGGTTCGCCCGATGCCGAGCAGCTCAGCGAAGTCCTTCTGGCTTCTATCGCCCCGGATCAACCTAAGCCTTTCGCCGGTATCGCGCCGGCTGTCGTTCTCTGATTTTCCGTCAGTCATTTTGTTCCCGATCGGGTATTGACAATAGTTCCCGAACGGGAACATCATTACTTCCACTGGCAGCGCCCAAAGCAGCCAACCAATGGAACAAGGATCAAAGGATACACGCGATGAGCGAACCCGCCCCCAGCCTGGATCTTCACCTCAAGGTCCGCACCGCCTTCGTTGGCAAGGGCACCAGTCTCCGCGGCTGGTGCATGGAGAACGGCGTCCCGCCGCAGAACGCCCGAGACGTCCTCATCGGACGCTGGAATGGCCCGAAGGGTCAGGCCCTGCGGCGCCGGCTGCTGAAGGCCGCAGGCCTGAGCGCCTCAGCATGAGCACCGCCGGCCGCCCCCTGGACGAAGTCCCGACCCGCGAACTGGAGCTGTTGCTTGCCTCGGCCCGTGACCAGTACGCCACCGCTGTGAACAACTGGCAGTGCGCCGTCGAATCGGACGAGCCGCTGGCCAACACCCTGCCGCTGGCTGGTGCCGTGGACGCGGCCGATCGCCGTGCCGTTCGCATCCTGAAGGAGCTGGCCCGCCGCCAGCAGGGAGCTGCGGCATGAGCGAGCAAAGCATCTTCGCCCGCCTGCTGTTCGCCTTGGCCGGGCACAGCCGCACCGGCCTGCGCCTGAAACCCATTGCCGACGGCATCGGCGAATCCCCCAGCACCACGCTGCGCAACCTGCAGCGACTGGCCGAGGACGGCCTGGTCGAGCGCTCCCCCTTCGACCAGGACAACTGGCGCCTGTCTCCCCGAATTGTCCAGATCGCCCTGGCCCATCAGGCCGAGGTGGCCCGTGAAGAACGGCAGCTGGACGACTTCAAGAACCGCTACAGCCGTAGCCCCAACTGATGACGAGGATCGAAATGGCAGAGAAGCAACCCACCAAGCGCGGTGCCAAGCCGCTCACACAGGCCGAGCCGGTAGGCACGGAGCTGGACACGAGCAAGCTGGTCGAGCGCAACCAGGAACTGCAGGTCATGGCGCAGGCCGAGGCCCAGGTGAAGAGCCTGGCCACCACGCTGGGCTACACCGGCAGTTTGGACACCGATTCACTGTGGAGCATGGTCGAGTACCGTCAACGCCGCTCCGTCGAGGACATCCTCGAAATGGGCCGGGGCCTGCTGCTCATCAAAGAGCAGACCGCGCATGGTGAGTTCCAAGAACAGATCGCCACGCGTGGGTTCAACTATCGGACGGCGGCGCGCCTGATGACCGTCGCTCTGAAGTTCTCCAAAAGTGACACGGTGTCACTTTTGAAGGCCGCCGGCACCCAGGCCAAGGTCCTGGAACTGGCGGTTCTGGACGACGAAGACCTGCAGGCCCTGGAGTCCGGCGACTCGGTTGCAGGCATCACCGTGGACGATGTGGAACGCATGAGCGCCAGCCAGTTGCGCGCCGCCTTGCGCGAAGCCAGAGCAGATGCCGACGCAAAAGATCAGCGCATCAACAAGTTGAGCGAGGATCTGAACAAGGAGTCTGAGAAGACGATCAAGGCGCAGCGTCGCTGGAAGGCCGCGACCCCCGACGAGCAGCTGGTCACCCTCAAACAGGCAGTCACCGAAGCTGAGCAGAACGTTCTGGCTGCAATCGGCAGCGAGGGCAGCGGCCTACGCGCCTCCTTCCAGGCGCTGGCCGACTTTGCCTGCGACAACCACGTCGAGGAGGATGCCGCACGGTTCCTGAGCGACGTGATTGGCCGCCTCCTCACGTCGGTGCGCATCGCCCGCGACGATGAGGATCTGGCCATCGCCATCCCTGTCACCAACGACGCGGGGATCTGACGTGTCCGAGGTCCTCATCCAGGCTGCGGCCAGCCAGTTGCTGGCGGCGCCGCACGGCAGCAAGGGGCGCATCGCCTCCGCGCTGGCCGAGCAGCTGGGATGCTCGGTCCAGACGGCCTACCGCCACCTGTCCAAGGTGACAGCGGCCCTCAAACCCCGCAAGCGCAGGTCCGATGCGGGCGAACTGTCCCTCACCCGCGATGAAGCCGCCTCGATTGCGGCAGTCGTGGAGGAAACCCGCCGCCTGACTGGTACCGGCGCGTTGCCAGTGGAAGAGGCTGTGGATGCCTTGCGCGCCAACGGCAAGATCGAGGCGATGCGTGTGGACAAGGGCACGGGCGAGGTGGTGCAGCTGAGTACCTCGGCGATCTGCCGCGCCATCCGTCATTACGGCTTCCATCGTGACCAGCTGTCAGCGGCAACACCGGCTGCGCGCCTTTCCTCACCGCACCCCAACCACCTGTGGCAGATCGACGCCTCGGTCAGCCGCCAGTTCTACCTGGCTGATGACGGCACACGGGTGATGGACAAGCGCGAGTTCTATCGCGGCAAGCCCGGCAACTTCACCAAGATCGCAGAGCGCCGCCTGTGGCGCTATGCCATCACCGACCATGCCAGCGGTGCGATCGAGCTGTTCTACGTGCTGGGTGCCGAAAGCAGCGCCAACCTGCTGTCGGCCCTGATCCACGCAATGACACGGCGCGAAATCGGCACGATGCATGGCGTTCCCAAGCTGCTGATGATGGATCCCGGCAGTGCCATGACGGCGACCAGCACCAGCAGCTTCCTGGCGGCCTGCGGCATCGAAACGATCATCAACGAAGTCGGCAATGCACGCGCCAAGGGGCAGGTCGAGAACGCGAACTACCTGATCGAAACGCACTTCGAAGCCCTGCTCAAACTGCGTGCGCCGGTCACCAGCCTGGAGGAAATCAACACTCTGGCCCAGCAGTGGGCGCACGCCTATAACGCCACACGCACCCACAGCCGCACAGGCTACACCCGCCGTGATGGCTGGTTGCGCATCACCCCTGACCAGCTGCGCCTAGCCCCGGCGGTGGAGGTCCTGCGACAGCTGGCTACCAGTGCGCCCAAGCCCTGCACCGTGCGCGATTGCATGATCCGCTTCCGGGCACAGCAGTACGACGTGCGCGGCGTGCCCGGCCTGATCAACGGTCAGCGCGTAGACGTGGTGGTCAATGCTCTGGATCCGGAGGGCAGCGTCCGGGTACTGATGCCGGGGACGCAGGACTGCGCGCCTGTGCACTACATCGCACCGCGCATCGGACGCGACGACTGGGGCTTCCTAGAGAGCGCTGCCCAGGTTGGCACGGAGTACCGGACGGCTCCGGAGACCCCAGCCGACGCAGCTCGCAAGGAACTGGATCGGCTGGCCATGCAGGTTCAGACCGATGCTGAGGCCGCTGTGGCGCGTAAGGCCAAGCGTGTGGCCTTCGAGGGTCAGGTGGATCCGATGAAGCACCTGCGCGACGCCAATGTGGCTCCGAGCCTGCCGCGCTCGGGCCGCATCGCCCAGGTCGATGCACCGCAGGTGCTGGCCGCCCAGCGCATCGAGCCCACGCCGATCCGCGCCGAACTACCGGCACTGAACCATGTGGAGGCGGCCATGCGCCTGAAGCCGTTGGTGGAGGCAGTTGGCTCGGCCTGGTCGGCTGACCACTACGCCCGCACCGCCCAGCGCTGGCCCGATGGTCTGCCGGTGGATCAAGTCGAATCCTGGGCGCAGGCACTGGCGACGCCTGAGCGTGGCGGCCTGCGCCTGGTGGATGGTGGTGGGGCATGACGCTGCGCCTGAAGCGCCTGCTCACCGATGCGGGCATCAAGCAGGGCGTGCTGGCCGCTGCCGCCGGCCTGAGCCGACCGGCCCTCAATGCCCTGATCAATCACGGCCAGCTGCCCACCAGCTGCGATCCGGCAGTGGTGCGCGCTGCCATCAGTTCCTGCCTGACCCAGCACGGCGTGACCGACGCCCACTGGCATGAAAAGGAGGGGCCGACGTGCGCCAACACGCCGGCCCCGGTTTCCCCAACGCAAGACACCGATAACGACAACGACATTCACGACGAGGAAGATCCCATGCTACTGCGTTTTCAGGCATTGACCCCACAGGCCAAGCGCCACTTCGGCCTGACCACCAATCCTTTCGCCGATCCAGCCAGCGCCGAAGACGTGTTCCTCTCTCCGGATATCCGCTATGTCCGCGAGAGCATGTACCAGGTTGCCCGCCACGGCGGCTTCGCTGCGGTGATCGGCGAGAGCGGTGCCGGCAAGAGCACGCTGTGCGAAGACCTGGTCGATCGCATCCAGCGCGAGGAACAGGCCGTCATTGTGATCAAGCCCTACGTGCTGGCCAGCGAAGGCAGCGATGCGGTGGGCAAGACCCTGCGCAGCCACCACATCGCCGAGGCGATCATGGCCACCGTCGCGCCACTGGCCAAGCCGAAGAGCAGCCCCGAAGCCCGCTTCCGCCAGCTGCATGAGTCGCTGCGTGACAGCGCCCGCGCCGGTCACAGCCACGTCCTGGTGATTGAAGAGGCCCACAGCCTGCCGCTGCCGACCCTGAAGCACCTCAAGCGCTTCCGCGAGCTGAAGGACGGGCTTCGCCCGCTGCTGTCGGTGATCCTGATCGGCCAGCCCGAGCTGGGCGTGAAGCTCTCCGAACACAACCCGGAGGTGCGCGAAGTAGTACAGCGCATTGAAATCATCACGCTGCCGCCGCTGGACAACGAGCTGGGTGCCTACCTGGCGCACCGCTTCAAGCGCGCCCAGGTGCCGCTGGACAAGGTGGTGGAACAGAGTGCCATCGACGCGCTGCGGGCCAAGCTGGTTCCCTCGCGCGGTGCGGGCTCGCTGCTCTACCCGCTGGCCGTCCAGAACGCGCTCACCGCCGCGATGAACCGCGCCGCTGACCTGGGCGTGCCGACCGTCACCGCCGACGTCGTGCGGGGGGTGTGAGATGGCCATTCGAACTGAAGGCTGGCCGGCGGTAGAAGCAATGGTGAGGACGCCGCAGGGCGACGTGTGGCCGTTCGCCACCCAAGCCATCCTGATTCCCTTCGAAATGCAGGACAAGCCCGAGCCGATCAACGTGGACATCCTGCAGGTAGTGATCGTGCCGCGCGCCAACTGGGAGCGCATCACTGCCCATGTGCCGGCCGAGGTACTGCAGCGCGAGGGGGTGGCTCATGGCTAACCGCGCGCCCACCGACGGGCTGCCGTACCTGCGCAGCTTCGCGCATCAGCTGCTGCGCGAGGCAGAACTCCCCGATCGCCAGGTAACGGTGATGCACCGCGACCTGTTCCGCCGTGCCGGCATCGAATGGCGCGACGGCCAGAGCATGGCCTCGCTGCTGGACAGCCTCAACCTGCAGCAGCTGCGAGCGCTGGTCGACCAGCTGCGCGACGGCGATGACGACGAGGAGGAATGATGGCCGTTCCGACCCTCCAACGTTGCCTTGGCCAGGTGCACAACCGCAAGCGCCACAGCGCCCAGCACCCACAGCGAAAGAAGTCCATCGGGGTGCTGGTGCAGGACTGCCACATGTTCCCCACAGCGTCGCGAGTGGGGGCTATCCAGGTACAGGACCCTGACTCCAGGCGTGAGTACCTGATCGAGGTGTGGATCCACACCGGCGTGCTGGTGATCTCGCAGAGCACCAACAAGCGCTGGCTGCTGGAACTGGACGAGATTCTGGACCTGGCGATTGCCGCCGGCATTGATCGGGGGGCCATCTGACATGCAGCTGGCCCTGCTGCCGCAAGAGCTGTCCCCACAGACGGTGCTTTTGCAGTTGCAGGGCCGTCGCGGCGCCGTCAACGGCATCACCGCCCGCGACCTGGTGCAGCAGATCACCTCACGTACCAGCACCGCCGACGAGCGCCGCCTGCGCCAGATCATCGAGCAGCTGCGGCGCGAGGGACACCCGATCTGCGCCCACCCGGCTCACGGTTACCACCTTGCCGCCAGTGCGGCCGAACTGGACCGCGCCTGCACCTTCCTGGTCGGGCGCGCCATGACCTCCCTGGAGCAGGTCAGCGCGATGAAGCGCGTTGCGCTCCCGGATCTGTACGGACAACTCGGGCTGGACAAGCCCGCTACCGACGAGGAATCCAACCATGAACCATGAACGTAACTCCGATGTGCTGTATGCCGCCGCGAACACTGCCCGCGAGCTGGAGAACAGCGGCATCGAGATCTTGGGCCTGCACAGCAATGGCCGTCGCGCGGTGCTGATTCTGGACCGCCCTCCCACGATGGTGGGTGGCCACCTCAAGCGCCGCCAGCCCAACGGCAGCGGCGGCCAGGACCGCGTGATGGCCGCCGAGTACCAGGGCGTGCAGCTGGAGTGGACCCAGCGTCCTCCGATGCTGCGGGAGGTGGCACATGGCTGAGCATGCTCGCTACTTGATCGTGCCCGCCGAATGGGCCAGCGGCGAAGGCTTTGCCGACCTGGAGGAAGTGCTGGGTGCCGCGGCGCTGAAGACCAAGGGCGATGGTAAACACCGCGCCGTGGTTCGGGTGGTGGCACGCGTGGATCCGGAGCCGACCCCGCTGGTGGTGGTCACTCGATTCGAAGAAGGCGAGGGCCAGGCGGTGGCGCCGTGAGCGATATTCCGAGCGCTGCGCTTCAACACGCCATTGCCCTGTCCCTGGGTGCCAGCGCGGTTCGATCTGCGGTTCTGATCGACCGGGTGATGGAGCACGGATTCCAGTACCGTGGCTATGTGGCCAACGCGGTCGCCAAGGCGGTGCGGTGCGGGATGATCCAGCGCGTTGGCGAAGGGTTGGCCCGCGACTACCGCCTCAATCCAGACTGGAAGATAGATCAGGCGGCACTGGCGGCCGCAGACGCACAACGCATACGCGGCACCCGGCCGGGCACCACCGGTGTGCAGAAGGCCGCCCCTGCTGCCGGCGGTTACATCGGCCCTGCATTCGACCAAGGCCCGCTGACACCATCCATCGGCACGGTGTGCGGTTCACAGGAGGATCTGGAAGGTGAGCTGCCACCCTACCTCGGTGGCCGCCTGGTCGACTCGCTGCACAACCACTTCGATCGCATCTTCGGTGGGGTGGAGTGATGGCACGCACCGGCCGCCCACGGCACGACCGGATCCGTGCGATCCGTTTCGCCTTGTGGGCTCAGACGCAAGATCCGCGTCAACTCACTCCCCAGCGGATCTCCGGCCTGCTCAACGTCACGTTGAACACGGCACGCAACTGGCGGGCTGACTGGTTTTCCGCCGTCAGTCCCCGTCCGGTCGAAGGCATCCCCGACCTTCTTCTTCCCGCCCAACCCTTTACCAGTACTGCCGCCCAAGGAGGCGCCCAATGACCCCATCCATTCCCGAAGGCTACCGCGAGGACCGCAACGGTCGCCTGGTGCCCGAGGCACAGATCAAGCCGATCGATCTGGCCCGCGACCAGCTGGTGCAGGAGAAGATCCAGCGCGCCCTGGAACTGCGCGAAGCACTGCGCACCTTCAAGGCGGATACGTTCGCCGATATCGGCGCGTTCGTGCAGCTCAGCGGCGAGCAGTACGGCGCCAAGATCGGCGGCGACAAGGGCAACGTCAGCCTGTATTCCTACGATGGCCGCTTCAAGATCCTGCGCGCCTGCCAGGACACCATCCAGTTCGATGAGCGCCTGCAGGCCGCCAAGGCCCTCATCGATGAGTGCCTGAACGACTGGACCGAAGGCTCACGCGCCGAGCTGCGCACCCTGGTCAACAGCGCCTTCAAGGTGGGCCAGGACGGCAGCATCAAGACGGCAGAGGTGCTGTCACTGCGCCGGCTGCAGTTCGATGACGCCCGCTGGCAGCGGGCAATGACCGCGATCAGTGATGCGGTGACGGTGGTGGGCAGCAAGACCTACGTGCGCTTCTACGAGCGCGATGCACGGGGTCAGTACCAGCCGATTTCCCTCGACGTGGCCGGAGTCTGACATGCCGAAGATCCGAGACACCTGCACCTTCCGCTTCGACGGTGTTCGCGGTGCACTCAATGCCAGCACCTTGGCTCTGGCGGTGGAGATCGCCGACCGAGCGGCGCGGGCCGACGTCGAGATCCACGCTCTGGCCGTCGAGCTGGACGGGTTGCGCTTTTTCGACGCCACCTGCGGCAACGTCCAAGGCGAAGACGCGACCGCTGCTCGCTATGCCGTCCGTCAGGCAGTGCGGTACATCGAGGCGCGCGGAGACGCGTTGCCCTGGCGCCTGAAGCGCCACATCTCCCAGCCGGCGCTGCTGCACTTCGAAGATCGCACCGACCCCGAGGTGGCCACCACCGGGCCGCGTCATGCCTGCGTCAACTGCGACATGCCCACCGGTGCGCCCGAGTCGCCCATGTGCGGCCCCTGCGCTCAGCAGGCGGTGGGCGCGATGGCTGCGACCACGGCCGAGGCGATCCGGCGAATGGACGGACTCGACTTCATCTGTGGCCTGCGCGACCCGCAGACAAAGCAGAACGTGGCCGTGGCCATCGCTCGCCAGGTCGGGCATGGCATGGCCGAGAAGTGTGAAGCACAGGCGGAAGCGGCCCTCGACGCCATTCTCAAGCTATTGCTCCATCCGCCGGTGGTGGTGTGGCAGGGCCGTTACTCCATCAATCCCTCGGAGAATGACCATGTTCGTACGTAACCTGGTGCTGTTCCGCTTTCCGACCAGCACCGACTTCTCCGAAGTCGAATCCGTGCTGCCGCATGGCGTTCTGAAGCCAGTTGGACCGCTCGAAATGAACTCGCGCGGCTTCATTTCCCCCTTCGGCCGCGAGGAGCAGGAGCGCCTGTCGTGCCGACAGGGCGACTTCCTCTGGCTGACGGTGGGTGGCGAGGACAAGATTCTGCCCAGCGCGGTGGTCAACCGTGCGCTGGAGAGTCGTCTTCAGGTCATGGAACAGGAACAGGGGCGTCGACCGGGTGGCCGTGAGCGCAAGCGCATGAAGGACGACATCTTGCACGAGCTGCTGCCCAAGGCCTTCGTCAAGAACAGTCGCCACGACGCGATCCTGGACCTGACCCACGGCTATGTGGCCGTGGATACATCGAGCCGCAAGGTGGGCGAGGCCTTCGTGTCCGATATCCGTGGCCTGCTGGGCAGCTTCCCGGCAATCCCACTGAATGCTCAGGTGGGACCGCGCTCGATCCTGACCGGCTGGATCGCTGGCGAGCCGCTGCCGGACGGACTGTCCCTTGGAGAGTCCGCCGAGCTGCGTGATCCGGCCGAGGGTGGCGCCAAGGTGCGCTGCAGCGACCAGGAACTGCGCAGCGACGAGATCGACAGGCACCTGGATGCCGGCAAGCAGGTCACCAAGCTGGCCCTGGTGCTGGAGGACGCGCTGTCCTTCGAGCTGGGCGATGACCTGGTGTTGCGCAAGCTGAAGTTCCTGGACGGCGCGCTCTCCCAACTGGAGCAGGCCGATGCCGACGGCCGCCGCGCCGAGTTCGACGCCCGCTTTGCCCTGCAGAGCGGCGAGATTCGCCGCCTGTTCCTGGTGCTGGAACAGGCCTTCCACCTTTCAACGAACCCGTGAGGCCCGGCATGACCATCAAGCGCTACAAGATCGAACGTGACTGGGGCGAAGGCCAGGTACAGCTTGAGATCGACCACAGCATCCTGACGCCGGAGCTGGCGACGGAAATCAACAAGTTCTGGACCGGTGCCGATGAGCGCCTTGAAGAAGCCGACGGCGACGCGGTACTGGCCGTCATCAAGATGGCTGGCGCCGAGTTCATGGGGTGGGTGCTGGATGTTAATTCCAGCTACTCGACCGAGGGCATGCAGCGTGAGTTCGATCAGCTGGAGGGCTGGCCGTCGCCCCACGGCATCCGCTTGGTCGATTGGGACGACCGGCCCGACCTCAATTCCTGCCTCATGCAGGTCGCGGAAGTGGAGGTGCCTCATGGATGAGACCGTGTATGACGCCGCATGGCGCGCCTACAAGGCAGCGCCTCGCGCCCTGACCAATGGCCCCTCCCGCTCGGCGGTGAGGGCTGCAGTGGATGCGGTGCTGGCCTTTGTCGGCCCCGAGGGCGCGGCCCCTGCCTACTGGCTTGCTACGTTTCGGCAGTACAAAGAGAACGCCTCGCTGTGCCAAACGCTGGTCAAGGGGCGACTGCCTCCGACGCTGAACACCCTGGGTGTTACCCCACGCCCGTTCGAGCTCGTCGGCATCGAGCCGCTTTACTCTGTCCCGGCCGCTCAGGGGTGGGTGATCGCAGACGGCCAAGGTGCGCGCTGGCGCATGTGGGGCAGCTTCGGCCCGGAATGGACCTCCGACCGCGACCAGGCCCTGCACTTCGCCCGCCGTGGTGATGCCGAGGCGTTCGCCAACGACGACGAAGATGCGTGGCTGATCCAGCCGGTGGGCGCGCCCGCGCAAGCCGTGGACCTGAAGAAGCTGCGACTGCTCGGCGAGCGCATCGAGCAGGCCGGGAAGAATGCGGCTCCGGCTGCGATGGGTTCAGGCAATGTCTACTTCCGCAACGTGATCGACTGGGGCCGGGAGCTGCTGGCCATGATCGACAGCCATCCGGAGGAACTCGATGCGCCGTGACCCGCTGACGAAGAAGGCCCAAGTCGCCGACGTGCTGAAGGCCGGTGGCCGGATCGTGCCTGGTGCACGCGACGGTCTGCTGCGGCTTCTGGATCAGTCCGGTCAGGAAGTGCCGGCATGGCAGACCGCCCTCCGGGCCGCTCAGGGCGCAAGGAGCAAGGCATGACGCGCGTTCGCAAGGCCGGCGACGGCCGTAACCGGGTGCTGGCCGCGATCCATGCCGGCGCCAAGAAGCTCGGCCTCTCCGAGGACGTCTACCGTGACCTGGTTGAGCGCGTCTCCAAGGAGCACGGGGCCGCCCAGCGAAGCGCCGGCAAGTGCGATCGCCGGCAGCTCGATGCGATCGCCAACGAGCTGCGTCGCCTGGGTGGAATTCCCGCCAAGGCGGTGTACGCAGCCAAACGTTGGGCAGGCCGCCCCAAGGGCGACCTATCCCCTCAGCTGTCCAAGATCGAAGCCTTGCTGGCTGATTCGGGGCGTGAGTGGGAATATGCCCATTCGGTGGCCCGCCACATGTTCAAGGTAGGACGCCTGGAATGGTGCAACCCGGATCAGTTGTCCAAAGTGATTGCCGCTCTTCAGATCGATGCCAATCGCCGCGCCCGGCGGGAGGCCCCTTCGGCATGAAGTCGATGGAGGCCCGCCGCCATGAACTTCTCAGCGAGATCGCCGAAGTGGTGGCAGGTCTGCTGAGTCGTGAGCATGCGCTCCCAACCAAGGTTGCTGACCTGGTGGGATCAGCGGTGGCCGATAGCCTGGCTGAACACTGGGGCGGACAGACCATCACATACCCGAAGGACGCGCACTTCAAAGCTACGCAGCGGGAGATCGAGATCTTGCGGGCCTACCTCGCCGGCACCTCTACCGCTAAACTTGCACACGACACCGGCATGCACGAAAGAAGCATCCGTCGGTTGATTCGCCGGGCCCAGGCGCGGGCAGGCGAGCTGGATCAGCTGGATCTCTTCGTCTGA